CTTCGTATCGAGAATCCTCTCGAACTCGGTTTTGAACTCTGTAATATCCATAGTATTATTATTTTTTACAGTTTTATTTTCACTTTGTGAAATTTTTAAAATATTATCTGCTTCTGCATGTGCATCTCTATTATCGTTTAATGTTAGATCAATATTCTTTTGAACAATAAGACCACTAACGTCAGCAGCTGGATTCGTTGTAAATCCAATTCCCAATGGGAAGACCTCTCCTACAACTAATCTATAAATCGGGGTACCATCTTTAAGCTTTCCGCCTCCACCAAAAGTTTTTAGAAAACCTTGTAATTCTTCAATTTGCTTAGGATTTTTAATGATTTCAGCATCTTTCAAATCTTGAGAGCCAACGGCCAAAACATAATCATTAAATCCCAACTCCCAACTAGCAGAAATCTTTTTATAGTAATCACTATCTTCATCGCTAGATTGTAAGAGTACATCGGCAAACTCTTTATTAACGGTTTTATAAACAACAGAAGCCAAAGAAATAAAATAAGGGTCATTAGTTTTTAAAGCGGCGGCATTACCAATAATTTTATCATTATTCAAATCTGTAAAACCAGCATTAACAATATGACCAACAACTTTTTGCTTTTTGTGTTCAATGTTAGTTGGTTTATTAACAAAGTAATCAATTAAATCAACAGCAGTTTCAGAATCAATTCCATCACCATTTCTATTAAATTTATTAACTACAGCCGCATTGAAAGCGACACCAATCAAATCAATATTTCTATCTAAATCAATAGACTTAGGAATCAATGGCTTTAAGTTATCCAAAGATGCCTTACTAATTTGAAGTTCGTCCTCCAAATTATTTGTAGCATAAATATCGAAATTATACTCTGTTTTATATTTAAATGTAGCCCCCATTTTTAAAAAATTTACACTTAATTATGCTTCAAGAGAATTTTTTCTACTGTGATATAAAATCGCAGCAGCATAATCATCTAATTCATGCTCAGAACTGATATTTAAAATTTCTGACATAGGTTGCAAATCTACGATTTTATTGGGGTTTTTGATACATTCTGCAGCAGTAGCCTCCCAATCCTCCATGTCTTTAGCGACAACTACAGATTCGCAAACCCTTTCTAACATTTGCTTTTGAGTTTTATTCAAGCGCTTTTTCTTGAAAATTTGTTTAGCTTCAGAAGACATAAAATTAAAAAGATGATTAGTTGCATCAGCAATATCTTTAATACCACTAACTGAATATGTTGTCTTAGCTAATGTTTTAGAGCCCGCTGGTCTACCGGGATTTGAAGTACTTCTCGCTCTATTTGTAGGAGCTTGGGCTGGCGCAGGTGTTGGGGGAAGTGGCGCTACCGCTTCTTCACCGTAATCAACAGGAACAGGCATACCTCCAACTATTGGGTTGTAATATCCCTTTTGCCTATCTTCCACAAACTTTTCTTGAGCTTTTTCTAAATCAGCAGCACTTGGAAATACACCGGTTTCAATTACCTTCATACCTTCAGCAGGAGGTAGAATACCTAATTCCATCATACGAGTGATAACTCTTTGAACTTGAGAAGAATCTTGAAGGTCAATTGTTTCAAATTTTGCTGTAGGCACCTGCTGTAATCCAAAGTTTTTACAAATTTGTTTAATCTCTGGTTGCAAGAAATCATTTAAGAAAGCATCTCTTGACTCTTTAAGTCTCTGTAAAAACATTTGAGCTTTGATCTCGGTGCTCGCAAATTTCTCCTGATTAAGAATAATATTCTGTAAACCTTCTTTAATATCTTGATTAACAACTTCGTATTTAGCGGGACCAATTACTTTTTGAATATCAGGAATAACAAAATCAGCTTTAGTTGTATAATCGCTAACAAGAATACGGCCAACGCTTTGATTTTGAAAAAGCGATTGCATGGCGCGAATATTTCTTGGATTAACACCACCTTTATCTGGGGTATTACCCATGGTGATTAATAAAACAACATTTTCAATGGTACGACAGATTGACTGATCAATCTTTTTCATTTCCATTTTAAAGTTAATATCATCTAACACAGCAAATCCAAAAGGTACGCCAAATGGTTCATAATCTTGCTTTTTATAAAAAGAAAATCTTAATTTTCTAGGATCAAGCTGGACTTTCATACCGTCTGTATAATATCCATTTTGCTTAATCTTCTTTTTCATTTCTGGCGTTAAAGCATTATAAATTTCTTTATCTTCATCTGTTTGTGGGTTTTGTAATCTTTCTAATTCATATTCACTAAGAATCTTTTCATACAATCCAGCTTCAAAAGATGTAGATCTTTTGGCCACCATATCATACGGGTTAAGAAGAATATAACGAACAGGTAATTGATTTGTTTTTAAATTTAATCCAAAGTTACGTACTTTTGCAAAATCATCTACATTAAATTTACTATCAATAGTATATAAGAAAACATTGCCGCTTCTGTAGAATTCACGAAAGAATTGATCTTTTAAACGCCAAATTTTAATTTTTTTAAACCACGCCTCAATAAATTGCCTAGACTTGACGCTGCCTCCTTCAAGGTATACGGTAGAATTGGCAAAATCTGCCATCATATCAATTGCGTTGCGAAAAATAGAAACATTGCAATATGCTTTCTGGCAAAGCTCAATAGCATCTCTAACATTAACGCCGTCAATACCGTATTGGTATGGGAGTAAGCCTGCTCGAATATTTGTATACTTAAAAATCTTTGGCCCAATCGCAGCATTATTTCTTCTGCTTTGGGTTGTTTCGGATCCACTGCCAGCTCTAGAATATGCTTTGCTTTCGTAATTATAAAAAGACTCGCCTATTAATTGCGGCTCATATTCTGATTTTGCTTGACTTGAATACAGCATATTTTCAAGGGGTTGTTCGCCCTGCTTGAATTTATTCCAGTAATCTGATCTTTTTGTATACTTTCTTTTGTCGGACATGGTAAAATAATTTACACGCAAAGTTTATAAAGTGACTTTTAAAGTTACTTTTATTACATTATAAACGTTGGTTCAAAAGTTTCTATTATATCTTCAACTTTATGATGTTGAGCATCAAAATATATTTTAGTCATCCAGTTGGCTAACACCAAAGCAGAGTAACTATCTTTTCTTGCTTTATCTGGACCTGTTTGACGCCTTAGATTTGGAGGAAGATCGAATGTTTGTGTTCCTTGAGAGGTTGTAGTTATTTGAATTAAAGCGCACTCATTCTTTGTTAAATTAATCATATCAGATTGGTGCTCGATGAAATCAATCATTTTAGCGGCAGCACTTTGTTTAGCCTCTTCTGCATTTCTTAAAAATTTAATTTTTTCAATATTAATACTTTTTCCTTTTTGCTTCGTGTAATTTTCATCAATAGCTCTACTTGCAAAATAAATTCTTTGGTGATCTAAATTTGCTTGCAATAATTCATTTGCTTGACGAATCCAACCAGAGGTAGGCTTACGCAAGAATACATATTTATAATCAGTTTTATTATATTGAGATTTATAGTTATGTAGATCGTTTTGATATTCTTCTGGTTTATCAAAAGGAACTTCTATAGTTTGTAATTTGATATTTCTTTGTTTAAAAGTATCGCTCTCATTACAAGCTTGTAAAAATTGAACGCCACCATTATAGTCACCAGAGACAGCAACTATGTTAAAATTATCTAAACAAAATAAAAAGTATTCAATATGATGTTTAAGAGAGGTTCCTGATAAAGCGTAACTGTGAACTAATGTAGCTTTTTGAGTATCAGGATGTAATTTTAATATTTGTATTGCAAAATCATCTGAACTTTCTGTTTGTGACCACGACGGGTCAAATGCCAATATATATTCTGAATCAGGATCGCCTTTAACTTCAACACATGGTAAATCTCCATCAGGAATTGTACATAAAGCCATTTTACTAGTTTTAAAATAACCCGAGCTATCATCAGTAAATATTGCTCCAAACTCTCGATCAAACTGAGATTGACTCATTGTAGCTCTTGCTTGATTAATTAAGTTCTCATCATATAATTGCTTTGGCGCGCAATCATAACTAAATTGCATAATACATCGAGAAGCTTTGTCTTTTTGTTCTTCTAAGGTTATCAAATGTTCAAACTGACTATATAATTTATATAAGTATTCAAATTTATAAGATGCGGATGAAAGAGCAATTAATTTATTATTAGGCCAAACATATCTTTCAGATTCTTGCATTTTACCTTCTTCAATCAACATTGTTTCTAATTTGTATAGCTCATCACGTTGAGTAGGGTTTTCTACAACTGACAAGAACGGTACAATAACCTCATTGTAAATTCTTTCTGGCATCAATAAGAATTCGTCAATAATAATTCTATGGAAACGAAATCCACGAAGTTTCTCACCGTCACCCAAAGGTAATGCCCTAATACGGCTTTGCCCAATTTCCATTAACCATTCGTCATTGCTTTTAGAAGTTTTGGTAATACACTGTCTAAAAAATCCTGCTTCAGGTTTAGCGGCAATATCTTCAATTTTTTTAAAGATCATTTTAGCTTGTCGAAAAGATTTAGAAATAATTCCAATTTCTACTCCTTGATTTAACACAGCATCTAGCGCGGCATAAATACCTGTGGTAAATGATTTAGACATACCACGGCTCCACACCCCAAGAAAATAATCTGTTTCAAACATTGACTTGACAGCCATATGCTGAAATGGAAATAATTTGACACCCAACATAAGATCTGCAGCGAATGTCATATTATTACGCAAAAATTCATACAATGCTATCTTAGCATCTTTTTCTTCGAGAAAGCCTGTTAATTGCGAAAGCTCTTCGTTGCTTCTGCACCTTTTGGCATTTCTTTGTTGATGTCCTGCTTCCCAACTCATATTTTTTGATCTATAAAATATTGCATATCTGTTTGCCAAATATCAGGTCCATGATATAACAATAGCGGTATAAGCGCTGACGAATTTTTACGATCACCAGTAAAAACAAATTGACAAGATCTTGGATACTCATGGGCGACATCTTTTAATTGCCTTAGTATATAATCTATATTTGTTTTACGATTAAAATGCTTATTCTCTTTTATAAGTTTTTCAACCGTAGATTCAATAACTACAAACAAGTAAGAATCCATTTCTTGAGCTCGCGCCACTTCTCTTTTAAATCTATCTATATTATTTTTACCTAAAGTTGTTTGTAAATCAGTACCAGATTTTCTATCTACAAAAGTATATTTATAGTAGTTACCGAGAGCCGTGTAATCACCTATATCTAGTTTTAAAATTTCAGTAGGGCACTGTTTAAACGTAAGAGGTTTTTGTTCTCTTGTGTCAATAGCGATAACAAAATCATCTGGAATTTTAGTTGCAAAAAAATCTTTAGGTAAATTTTTATTGTATAAAGGTTCGCAATCAATAGCCTGACAGGCGGCGTTATAACTGCCAAATATATCTTTATAAATATCAATAGAAGGTAAAAACGAATTCTTAGTTTCTAAATGAAAAGGAGCATAAGATCTTTGTTTTTTAGATTGTCTATTTTTAAGCAACTTAATGATATAATTCTTAACTTCTTCTTTGTCTGTCTGCGCACACCATTTAGTGAGTTGTTGTTTTGTAGAAAAATCTCTTTCAAAATACTCATCAAATCTTTTAAACGGCAACGGATCACCAGTTAGCTTATTGTAACGTGGAAAATACTTTGTATAATAAGAGGCTAAATCCAAACTATGTTGCTTAATGTGTTTATGTAATGAAGCTCTAGTTTGAAATTCTTTTTTACATTCTGCGCATGTTTGATTAGATTGCATCTTCTTTTGTAATACCTAAAACACGAGCCTTCCAATCAGACATTTTTTCTATTTCATCAGCTTCGGCT